GAGGTCGTGGTCGGGGTCGAGGTCGTGGTCGGAGTCGGGGTCGGGGTCGAGGTCGAGGTCGGGGTCGGGGTCGGGGTCGAGGTCGAGGTCGGGGTCGGGGTCGGGGTCGAGGTCGTGACCGCTCTGGCGCCGCGATCGACCGCTGCGGCGGCAACTTCGAGTGCGGGTTATCTCGCTACAACGGCCGCAGGGCTAGGCGCTCGGCCTGGGCCCGGCACGTCATCGCCCTCGCCGTCACCATCCGGGCCATGGCCCAACCGCGTGCAGCGTAGCCTGCCGCGTCGCTTGATCTCAACTGGCGCCGAGGGCGCAACCTAGAGCCAGCGTCGCGCTGCGCGCATCGTGAATGGCGTGGCACGCGGGGCACACGTAGTCGACCACTGACACCGCCGGGCGTCTCCTGCGCCGCGGCCTGGGAGGCTCGTAGACGACCACCGAGAACGACACGGTCGCCTTCGCGACGTCTTTAGTCACAGCAGCTACGGCCTCCCAAAATCCAGTATACCTAACCAGTTCTCCGTCTGCCGCCACTGGACGACCACGGCATTTCCCTCGCGGGAGCCGGCTTCGTTCGTGTTCCCGCTCACCGTCCTGCAGACGCCGCCGAGCTTGGGGTCGACGCCGAGGACGATGCCGCAGTGGCCCTTCCCCTCGCCGTGGGATTCGACGAAAATCTGGCCAGGTCTCACGATGTCGTTGCGGACCGCGACCGACCACGCGAGCTTGAAGTTGTCGTCGGCGAGCTGGTAGAGGCGTAGGGCCGAGCCGGTGCGTGGGCACGGCGACGGGGCGCCGATGGCCCTCGCCGCGCGCAAAAACATCGCGTGCACCCATGCGGCGCACCACGGCTGGCCGGGGAGCAGGCCGACGCCAGCCAGCCACAGGTCTATTTCTGGCCCAGAGTTGCGGGCCACCTCCTTGACGCCCACGGTCTCCATGGCGCACGCCACGGCGGCATCGAGGAGGGTGACGGCCGGCGGGGTGTCGTCCGTGACCGGCGGCGGGTCCGCCGGGGCCAGCGGGGCGTGGTCAGGCTTAGTGATGTCGTCGTCGTTCATAGTGACGTAAGCGCCAGGAAGGCCCACGTCCCCGAGGGCGCGTTGATGGGCGCCGCGGTCACGTTGGCCAGGCGCACGGTGAGGGTGTCTATGGTGCCGACGAAGCCGGTAGCCACGAGGCCAGCCGGGATGCTGCCCGGCGGGGTGACGCTGACGGGAAGCCCAACCAGCATGCCGGTGAAGGAGTCGCCAGCGAAGTTCGCGTCCGCTGTCGAGAAGGCGGGGACGGCGGGAGGGTCCCAGACGAAGGTCTGCGAGCGAAAACGGTTGGCGAAGTCGCGGAGCTGGCGCAGGAGGCGCACCGTCTCCTTCTCGTTCTCGACGCCCTCGCGGGGGGCCGGCGCGTCGATGGCCGTGATCTTGGGAGGCATCAGCCGATGCGCAGCCAGGCGTTGCCGCCCGCGTGGATGAGCGTACAGAAGGAGTTTGCCGCCGCGAGGATGGCCGCGTCGTCGCCGCCCACCCCATCGATTGTGCCGGCGCCTGGCTTGATGGTGGTCGTTCCGGCCGTGCTCTTGAGGCGGTAGACGCGCCCGACGGTCGCGCCACCCACGACGGTCGGCAGCGTGATTGACTTCGCGGCGACGGTGATGTTGAGGACATGGTTGGACACGTCGAGCACCCTGTCAACGGCGCTGGATACGTAGGCATAGTCAAGGCTTGCGCGAAGACGAGACAGCGACGGGAAGCCCGCCGTGCTGAGGCCGATATTGACGACGCCTGTCGCCCCGCCGGTGTCGTCTCCTCCGCCGATGTTGACGTTGCCAACGACACCAAGGGAGTCAGTGCCAGAGTCGCCGCCGAAGACCTCCGCATCGCCTGCCGTGCCAGAGCCCGCTGCCACGCCTCCGATGAGACGAGCGTCGCCAGCCGTTCCGGTGGTAGCAGCGCCGCCGCGCATGATGTTATGGCCAGCGCCTCCGGCGCCAGTCTGGTTAATCCCTGCGTCGCTGGTAACGTCGCGACCAGCCGAGGTCCCAAAGCCTGCGCCTGCCGCGATGGCGACGGCACCGCCAGAGCGATCTGCCCCGCCGGCGCCAGGCTCGCCACCCGTGATCAATACGGATCCGCCAACACCGCCGGTCCCTCCTCCGATCGCATCCCCGCCGGTGCCCCCGAGCAGAAGCGCCCACCCAGCTTGTCCGCCGTCGGCTCCCGCCGTGCCGACACCACCCGCGCCGCCCGTGGCCGTGAAAGACGCACCTGTCCCGGCGGTATTTCCGCCGCCGTCGGCGTCTCCGCCTTTGCCACCCGTATACGTGGCGTATCCACCATTACCCGGGGCGCCAGCGCCCGACAGGTCGTTTCCGCCAGCACCGCCCGTATCGGCGACGGCACCGCCGGAACTAGCGGGAAGGCCATTCGCGTTGTTTCCGGCGCCGCCAGTCCTGATGAGACCTTGCCCATCCGTCGCAGTGCCAGGTATCCCGATCTGGTCGAAGCGGACACCACCTCCGCCCAGCGCCGTGAACTTCCCCGCCGTCGGCGCATCGAGCACGATCGCCCCTACCTCGGTGTTGACTGATGTGACGGCGCCGCCGCCCCCGCCCCCAGGCGGACCGAGGAGCGCGACATGGACCATGCCGCGGTTGACTTGCCCGAGCTCGTTGCCGGCAATGACCGTACCTGCGATGGCACCGACTCCGGTCAGAGTGCTCTTGCCGGGCGTCGCCGAGAGGCGCACGTCTTTCCCGAGGTCGGCCGTCACCGGGGCCACGTCCCATATGGCATCTGGGACAGGTACGGCATTGCCGTTGGTCATGCTGATGACGACGCCAGCTAGGCCAGCCTCCGCCGCGTATCCGTCTGGCTTGTCGCGGGGCGCAGCCAGGGCAGAGCCGGACAGAAAGAGACGGATGCCGTCTGAGCCAGCGTCGAGCGTCACGAGCGAGCCGCGCGGTATTGTCTCACCAGCAACGTACTGCCTGCCGATGGCGTCGGCCGCGATCTTGCCGACGTTGTAGAGGGGCGCGCTCGGGTCTTGATCTGACGTGGGAACTGGCATCATCTACTCCTTAGATACCGGATGGGTCTGCCGCGCCTCGACAATGGCAGCGCGAACAATCGCGTTGACCGCGAAGACCGCGAACGCCAGGAACAGGGCGGTCGCCGACACCGCCACCGCGCCCATGAACCACTTGCGACCAGCGCGCACGGCATGAAACGCCGGGACCATCTCTGCCAGCTTCGAGACGGTGACCGGATGTCCGTCGAGCGACTCGTGCGCCGTCATCCGCGACTCTAGCCGTCCGTGCGCCAAACCCACCCGCTCGGCGACCTGCTCGGGCAGGAGCAACAGCGTCTTTTCGGTCGTCTTCAGCATCTCCTCGAACCGCGAGCGCCAGGAATGAGTCTCGGCCATATGGTTCGAGAATTGCGCATGCATGACCTCGTTCCGATTCTTGATTGACTCTGCGATGTCCTCGATCGACGCGACCCGCTGCGATAGGGCAGCGGCGTTCTCACGCACCCTGGTCACATCCTGGCTGAGGGCGTGCCAGACGCCCGACGTCGTGTCGGGCATCTCATGATGTGGCTCGGCGCCATCTTCCTTGTCTGACATTCGCCCTACCGCTTGGTCGTCGGGTCCTCGTTGTCGACGGCCTGGAAGATGCCGCCTTCTGTTGCGCTCTTGACGAACTGAGTCCGCTTGACGCCGACGAGCGACGGGGACCCTGCGCCGGCGATGGCCGCCACGATGGTGCAGACTGGCGCAACCCACGACGGCAGTCCCGCGATGGTAGCAACCTGCACCGCGGCCACCCCCAGGGAGCCGAGAAGGAGGCGGAAGAGCTTGTCGCCTTTGTCTTTCATCTAGGCTGCGCGGGTGACGAGTTTCCAGACGGGCGAGGTGATGACACCGGTCTGGAGGTAGGCATTCCCGTTGGTCACGTCGAAGTAGGACGAGCCGATGCCGGCAAAGTTGTCGCCGGTCGAGTTATCCACGGGCGCACCGGCTCCGGTGAGCAGGTAGACGTCACCGGAGATCCGAAGGCCCGAGGGGGCGTTCCACGCCGGGTTGGACGGGTCGAGGGAGGTGCTTGCGTTCGGTCGGGGGTCGAGGTCGCTGACGGCCATGGTGTTCTCCTATGTGATGGTTCCCGCGGGAAGAAATCCGTTGTCGACGAGCCACTGGAGAGCGCCCTTCTCCTTGTCCTTGCTTGACTCCATGGCCGCGAGGAAACTCTTGTAGCCTTTGGTGAGCTTCGTGACCCCGATCTTGTCGAGACCGTTCGCGCTTTCGGCCACCCCGATTCCAGCATCGTTTCCGACACGAATCGTATGCTGGCCTCCGTCGCCATCGGCCAACAGAATCTCGAACGTTGGCTCCTCGTTGAAGTCGCGGATCGAGATCACGTCGAGCGTTTTGATTGCCTTTGGTTCGGTGATCGGAAGAGGCTTGGTCAGCGTCAGCATGATTGAGTTCCTTTTACCACGCGATTATCATAACCATACCGCCACCACCGACACCACCGCTGGCACCTGGGTTAGACCCTCCGCTATTGGAGGCCGCACCCCCGCCACCACCAGCTCCCCAAGCTGCGTTGCCGCCGGGCGGGTTACCAGCAGCGCATCCCGACCCGCCACCACCGAACGAAAACCCGCCGGCAGCATCGAGACGAGGACCTCCAGAGCCAGCGACGATGGAAGCAGCAGGCCTTGACTCCGACAGGAGCGTGTCGGCCACCGCCGTGAACAGGCCGCCACTGACACCGGAGGTCCCCCCTGCGCCGCCAGTTCCACCGGATGCGCGAACGCCCGTAGTGGGAGGCGTGATCGGATCGCCTACGGTGTTAAACACCCCACCGGCTGCACCGTTTTGTCCGGCAATTATGGTCGAGATAATTCCCGCTCCGCTTATTGGTATGGCGCCAATGGTGATCTGAAATCCACCGGAACCACCGGTGCCAGCAGAGACGGATCCTCCGCCTCCCCCGCTCCCGTTCTTGGCTCCTACCACGTTGTTGTCAGGCGTGGTGTCAGGCTTGATAGAAATGTAGGAGATAATCCCTATGCCACCCGTAGAGCCAACGCCGCCAGCGCCGCCAGCGCCGCCAGCGCCGCCAGCGCCGCCAGCGCCAACCTGGACGTACAGGGTGTCGGGAAGGAAGAGCGCGGGAATTAACAGCACGGTTTGATTTCCCGAGCCGCCACCGCCACCGCCAGCGTTCCCATTGCCATCCCCACCGCCCCCGCCGCCGCCAGCGCCGATGGCGTATATCCAGAGCATCGAAGCGCCCTTCGGTCTACGCCACGTCTCCCATTGCAAACTGTCGACGATGCTCGGGCGAGTGAACACTCTCACATTGTGTCGGATAGCCGATGGTAGGGATGGGCGGTTCACTGTGTCACCAGGCGATGATGATCACGCTTCCACAACCCCCGTCGCCACCTCGGCCGCCCGTGGTTCCGCCGCCGCCGCCAGAGCCGCCGCCGCCACCACACGCCCCAGGGGCACCGTTGCCACCCACTCCAGCGTTGGATGAAGCGCCGCCAGATCCACCAAAAGAAAAGGTGCCCATGGTCTCCATGAGCGACCCACCAGAGCCCGAGTTGCTGCCAGCGAGAGCCGTGGCCGGCCGAGACTCGGAAAGCAGGGTCTCCGCCACTGCGGTGAACAATCCACCCGCAAAATCAGCCGAGGTCGTGCCGCCACCACCAGAGCCGCCCGACGCCCGCGCCCCCGTGGTGGGCAACGTGATTGCTCCGCCAACCGCTCCAGCAACAGCCCCGCCGGCCGCTCCGTTCTGGCCAGCGATGGCGAAGAATATTCCCGCCCCTGCTACCGGCATCGCAGAAATCACTGCGATGGTGCCTGCGGTGCCCGCTCCCCCGACGGCACCGCCAGTGCCCGTGCCGCCACCCGTCGGAGCTGCCGCGCCCGAGACGCACACCACGTTGTCAGCCGTCTTGTCTTGAAACATTGAGACGTAAGAAAGAATCCCGCTCCCTGCCGTGCCCCCGCCCGAAGCCACGCCACCGCCGCCCATGCCGACCTGGACGTACAGGGTGTCGGGAAGGAAGATCGCAGGAATGATCACGTTGGTGATGCCAGAGCTTCCACCCCCGCCGCCGCCACCACGAGCGTTACTAGCAGCCGCCGTGAATCCACCACCGCCACCGCCACCGCCACTTTTGGCAGTGATCCAGAGCATCGAAGCGCCCGCTGGACGCTGCCACGTCATCCACTGCGTGTTGGTGACGGTGGCAGGAGGAGCGATGAATACCTGCCGGTCACATACACGCGGAGGCGCTAGATGGTGCCAGTCCTGCATTGTTCAGTACTTTCCACCCAGAGGCGTGCAGACCCAGCCAGCAGCTACGGCGGTAGCCACGCCGAAGTAGACACGGAAGCTTGCCGGCAAAGCAACGTTCATCGCATAGTCGATCTCGATGGTCGCCGCAGTTGCGATCGCTGTCGTTGCCGGCAGCGACACCTCGCCGTAGAAGACGTTGTTGGTTGCCGTCCCTGGTGTCGACCCGTTGTTGATGAAGATGCGAGCCACGGACGCGATGTTCGTCCCGCCTGCCTTGAATCGCAGCCGCTCGATGAAACTGCCGTTGGTTGCGTCGGCAGTGAACACGAGAGAGTAGTTGGCACTGATGCCGGTGTAGTCAGCGGCAGCCGCCGTGACGAGCTGGTTCATGCCCGTGGTGCCGTTGTTCGATACGTCGCCTACCTTACTGAAAATCGGTGCGGTGTTCGCGGCCATCGTGTTCTCCTGTGTGCTTGTGCTAGTACCAAACCCGTGCGAGTGCGAGCACCAATCCGATGCTCGTTCCACCGGCGGCGCCTGATGCGGCTGCCGTCAGGCGGCCTTGAGCGTCAACTGTGATGTCGGCCGCTGTGTAGGAGCCTGGCGTCACGGCGGTGTTGGCGAGGGCAACGTCGTCGGCGTTGACCGTGATGCCTGTGCCCGCGCCCACGGTAAAGGTGCGGTCGGCCGAGAGGTCTCCGCCCCCGGTGAGCCCTGCTCCCGCCGTCAGCGTGCGCGTCGTTCCAACCGAGGTCGCCGGCAGAGCGTCGAGCTTGGTCTTGTCGGCCCCCGTCAAGAATCCCGCCGCCCCCGCCGCAACGGCGTCCGCGTGCTGCGTCCCGCCACCACGTACACCGTGCTGGGCGTCGGATGCGAGCACGCCAACCTGGATGTCGTTCGCGTTGACAACGATCGATGCGTCGGCGTTCGCGATAACATTGAACGTTCGATCTGCGGCCAGCGTGCCGCCTCCGGTGAGGCCGGCGCCGGCGATGAGGTCACGGGTAGCCGGCACGCCACCTCCGCTCGCCTGCCATGTTGCAGCCGTAGCACTGGTGGCGGTCAGCACCTCCCCGACAGCAGGCGCTGCGGCAGAGGCAATCGCCACCTCGCCGCTCGCCGTCTTGAGCGACCGGGCTGCGTCTGGGGATGGCGATATGTAGGGACCGGCAGCCATCAGAGACCTACGCTCTCGTCGCCCTCAAGCTGGAAGCGCCAGGTCGTCGGAGGGCCAGCCGCCGCGTCGTCCTCGAATGACACCTGCACGCGCCGCGCACGAGGCTTGTAGAACACCTCGCCGGTCGTGGCATCTGCCGCCGTGTAGGTGAACGTGTCCACGAAGTCCCAGTTCAGCCCGTCGGCCGAGTTGCGGAAGTGGATCTTGCCGTTGATGTTCGTCTTGAGCGCCAGGATGAGCTGGCGAAACCGCGTCGCCCCGCCACGGATGGCCGTGTTGGTCGCGAGCAAGGCGGCCGTCGAGACGCTGGCGTCAGCCACGGCGCCGGAAACGACGACGTGATTGTCGGAGTCCCAGAGCACCTTGTCGGCGCTTAGAGCCGGCTCGGTCACGAACGCGCCCCCGGTCTCGGCAGCGGTGATGGACGCGGCGAGCTTGCCAACGGCGAGAACTGGACGCGGGGTAAAGGTCGTCATCGGTCTACTCCTTGCGCATTTGTACCATGGAACCGCGCGACGCCTTGGCCTTGCGCAGCGCCATCCGGGCCATGTGCCCCATCTTCGGTGGCTTCGCGTTCATCGCGCCCTTGACGTGCTCGAGCAGGCCCTGGCCCGTCGCCCCCTCGCTGGCCCACTTCTTGGCCACGGCGGGCTCCTTGGCGTAGAGGTACTTCATCTGAGCCTTGGACTTGAAGGGCATCGGCATCTCCTCGTCACGGTCGTTATCGGACTTCCGCTTCGGGTTCGGCCCTTCGTCGGCGTCCTTGTCGGACTTCTTCTTGCCGTAGAACTGTGCGAGGCCGCCCTTCATGGTCGCGCTCCTTGCTTCTTCTTCGCTTCGTCTTCTGCGTTCTTGCGTCGGGTCCATTCCATGAGGGAGCCCATGCCTCCTGTGCCGACCACGCCACCACGCGCCGGGTCACCCTGCGCAAGCCAGCGGCCGGCAGGGTCTATCAAACGCGCCTTCACCGCATCAACATCCGGACCCCAGTGAAGGATGCGCCGCGCCGGGTAGATCGTGTTGGCGTTGCCGGTGTATGACAACGCAGCCCGTCCCTCGGCCGCCGACGGAAGATCGATCTCCTGGCGGTATTCGGGATGGCTGGTCGCAAGAAGTTCCAGTTCGTGCGCGGCCTGGCGACCGGCCTCGGTCGCTTTCCCTTCGCGCCCGAGTCGTGCTGCCGCCTTCTTGTAGAGCGCGCCACGGGCCTCCGCTGGCACGTTGATCGTGCTGTACTCGCCGGTGAGGTAGTAGCCTTCCTGTTCCAGCTTCGTCAGCGCATCATGATGTTGCTTGTAGGTTGCACCGAGTTGTGGTGACTCAGCCGCGATCTGATCTGCCGCTGCCTTGCGGATTGCGATCCACGGCACATCCTTCGCCGTTGCGCCTTGCGTCGCCACCGACTCGCGCATCTTGCTGTCTGCGAGCCGGCGGATCTTCACGAGGTCGGACACGGTTGGATCCGCAAGTTCCAGGCCGAATTGCTTCGGTGAGACATTCCGCATGTACTCTGGTCGATTCTCGAAGGCCTTGACCTTCGCAGGGTCGCCCATGAGCTTGGGGGTTACATACCGCTCGAACTCATCGAGCGCCGTCCCCACTCCCGCCTTGTACTCCTCGCCACGCGAACTCGTGATGCCTTGACGCGCCTCCTCGATCGTCTTGAGGATGGAAGTGTTGTCGAATGGTTTGTCGCCCACCTCAGCGAGAACGCTCTTCTCGATTGGTCCAAAGGCTTCGTTCTTCGCCTTGTAGCGATCGGCCAGATCGTCAACGAGGCGATAGGCGACACCTGGCTCCGCCGGTGTGCCGCGGGCCACTTCGCCAGCGGCGAGAGGGTCGCCCTTCGTTGCCTTGAGCGCGCCCTGTTCAAACTCCCCACCGCGCACCCCGAGAGGTCCAGCCTCACCCCCTGCTCGCTCCACGGCCGCGAGCTTGCGGGCGCTGGTCGAGCCTTCGCTACGGACAAGATCACTCAAGCCGCGACCGGCAGCCGATGCCGCACCGACGAATCCGCCAAACAGCGCGCCCATACCAGCGCCCTTGAGTCCAGCCGTTGCCTGGCCCGATGGACCCTCGCCCCTACCCGCCGCCTCGCCCGCATTGATGGCTGCACCTGATAGAGCTCCGGTGGCAGTGCCGCCGGCTATCCCACGCGCCGCGCTTGCGCCGCCAGCGATGCGGGGGGCGAAGGTAGCGCCTGCTTCCAGGCCAAGTGGTGCAGCCTCGGCGCCACGCATGGCGCCAGCCGCTCTCGCGCCCCATTGGGGCAAGAACCTCTCGGCTACACCTGCACCAGCACGCACGGCTGCGTTAGCGCCCTGGATCGCCATCTCTGGTCCTGGACCGAAGGTGCCTACCGCCTGTCCGATGGCACTCGCGATTGGGGACGCGGCGGCGATCTGTTCACGTTCTTGTGGCGACGACACGCCCGCTATGTCCATGATAGCCGGGGCAGCGCCGAGTGTCGCAGTGTTCGCTGCCGCGTAGTTGAATGCCCTCACGTCCTGCCCCGATTCGCGGTTTGCGAATCCAAGTTCTTGCATGATGTTCGGCTTGTCGGGGCTGGCCCCGCGGGCAACCGGAGTGCTCTCGTCGCCTGGGTTGTACCCCAGCGTTCCGCGGCGGATAACGTCCTGCATGTGGCGCGTCCGCTCGGGGCCCATCTCCGCGGTCGTCGTCGGACCTGTCGGTGCCGCAGAAGCAACCGGCGTGCGATTGCGCGCCACGATCGCTTCGATCTCGGTGTCGGAATGCTTCGCGGCCTTGGCGGCCTTGCGAAATCCTGCCTCATCGAAGGCCATCAGTGGCCTCCGAACTTTGCGGCGAGATCGTCGATGTTCTTCTTGGAGGCGGCGGGCGTTTTGGGGATGCCGATCGTGCCCATCCCACCTTTTTTGGCTGGTCGAGAAAGCGCCACCTCTTCGTCCGTCGGCTCACGCCATGTACTACCGGATAGTTCCATCTGCCCCTTGGCGTGTGCGACGAGTTCCGGTAGGTAGTCTGCATACTTCGGCGTGCCGAAGTATTTGTAGAAGGACCGTGGGCCAGCGCCCTCGAAGTACCCCTTGAGACGTTCGAGATCCTTCACGGCAACGTCGATGTGTTGCTGGACGTAGGCGTCACCCATCTTGCCGGTAGCGGCCTTCGCCACGGAAGTCATCGCGCGGTCCCAAAGGCTCTGTGCCTGCGGTCCTGCCGCGACGAACTCCATGTTGGTCGGGCGCGGCATTCGCGCCTTGACCTCTGCCATGCGTGCCAGTTGCTGTGAAATGCCACCGCCCTTGAACCCTTCCAGGACGTCGCCGAGTTCCGTATTCTTCTTGGTCAGCGCCGTGAGATTGGCTTTCGAGGCCCATTGGTTGTACAGACCTTCGATCTTTGTGAGGTTCCCGAGCGCGACGTCTGGGCGTGCCGCTTGTGCCCTCGCCCCCGCCCTGACGAGCGCCATCTTCTGGTCGAACGACATGCCGGGCTTCATGATGAGGGCAAGGATCTTGTCGTAGCTCGCGTTGAACTGCGCGCCGGCCTTTTCCTTGGTGAGCGTCCCTGACTTCACCTCACCGATCAGGTTGTCGATGAAGGACGGGACGATCTCCGCCGCTGCCGAGAAAAGCGCCTTCTCCTCCCTGGTCTTGGCTTGTTCGGCGTGACCCTGGAACATGCTCGCGAGGTTCGCTCCACGGGGAAGGAGCACGGTCTTCATGTCGTTGGCGTCGGCCATTTGGGCGCTGTACCGTAGTGACGACATGTCCATCGTGAACCCTGGCCCACCGTCGAAGCTGCCGGTGCGCTGGCCACCGGCCTGGTAGGCCGCCATCCGTGACGGGTAGTTGAGCTTCTCCTCGGCGTACTTCGCGAGCATCTCCGGGGTCATGGCGGTCGCTTCTGCTGTCGCACGCGCCGACTCCGGTGTCTGCATCGGACCTTCATCGACCCTGGCACGGGCGGCAGCTTGCAGCATGTTCCACGGGCCGCGCTGGGCGAGCATGCGTTGCCTGTCGGCCAGGGCCGCATCTGCGGCTTGCGTCCCCGCGAGCGACGCACGGGCCAGCGTCGCTTCCGACGTCTCCATGCCTTCTGCCGGTGGGGTGGCTGCCATCGCCTGGCGCTGCGCGAAGCGTGGGTCTTGAAGCGGCCCTTCCTCTGGAGGCACGCCCTGGGCTAGGGCCTGTTCAGCCTCTGCCCTCTGAGTTGCCATCCGCGCCTGTTCCTGTGCTGCCGCGTCTCCCGCGAGTCGCGCCTGAGCCTCGGGAGAGTCCGGAAACTGCGGCGGCTGCCCGGCCGGCGGCTTCCATGTCTCGCTGTACCCGAGTTCTGGCCCGATGGTGTTCTTGCGAGCTTCTGCGCGCTGGAATTCCCCGGCGCCTAGCTCGCCTTGATACTTGTTTACAAAGTCCAGCTTGTCGGCAGCTTTCAGCCTCGCCTCCTTCGCCATGGAGACGCGATGCTGCTCGGCCAGACGCTCGTCCTGGAGCCCGGCGAGCTGGTCGGCGCGCTTCTGCGCCTGCTGCCGCAACTCGAAGTCACGGGCCTGTGCCTGCTCCTGATGGCGCTGGTTTGCCATCGCTAACAGGAAGTCGCCGACGTCGTGAAACGGACGTGCCGACTGGCCTTCGAGCTGCGGCGCCTGGGGGAAAGGTACAGGCATCACCGTCTCCCGAATGCCATCAGCAGCCCGCCGCCCGTCTTGTAGATGTCTGCGGTGGCGTTGGCCGGGACCATCTGGCGCTGCGCCCCGTAGATCGAGCCCTGCATGCCGGCGGCGATGGCGTTCTCCTGCTGCTGGCCGTACATCTGGCCGCCCATGCCGTAGGCGCCCTGGACGAGACCGGCCTGTTGCCCGGCGAGCCCGGCCTGTCCGCCGAGGCGGTTCTGCTGGAAGTTCTGCGACTGCGCCATGATGCTTGAGAGGTCACGCCCGCGCTCGGCCGCAAGACCGCTCATCATGTTGCCCTGGGCGGCGAGGCGCGCTCCCGAGCCGAGGCCACCATGGGCCGCGTACTGGGCGTTGAGCGCCTTGGAGTTCTGCCCCTGGATGCGGTCGTAGTACGCGCCGAGGCCAGACTCCGCGCCGCCCGAGCTAACGAAGTTCTCGTAGGCACCTGGCTGCTTGTACTGGTCGGCGAGGCCAGCGTAGGACTCGAGCGAGCGGTCGAGGCCCTTCTCCTGGTAGGCGCGCTGCTCGGCAGCCAGGTTGCTGTACTGGCCCTGCGCTTTCTTGGCCCCGGCCTGCGCCTCGCGATACGCGGCGTCGGGACCGAAGTACAGCTCCGACAAGCCCATTGTGCCGATGGCGGCAGGGGTTCGTACGTAGTCTCTCCAGCCCATCGTGTTCTCCTAGGTGCCAGCTTCCCGGATCTCGAAGCGGCTTTCCGCCATGACCAGCGTAAAGTTGCTTGCATCGCCAGTGTACCGCACCCGTCGCTGTCTGCGACGGAAGACGCCACCCGGAAAGTCCTCGATGACCGTCTCGAGGTCGCTCTGGTCGCCGAGCGAGATCTGCGTCCAGTCAGACCAGGCCCCGATGTCGTCACGGTGCGCCACCTCGAGGACGTCCGACTCCCCGTAGGGCCGGAGGCCACGGCGAAGAACGTACCTGTCGCGGTCGCACGCCTTCGACGCCATGGTGCCGTTGTCCACGGCCGTCGTCGTGCGCTGGAAGGCGATCACGCCTCCGCCGAAGTCCACGGCCGAGTCGGTGTCCATCTCGAAGATGCTGGGGGCAGACGCGAGCCCGATGATGTGCTTGTCCATCTCGGGCCAGTAGACGTATGCCCCGAGGTCGAGCCCGCCGAACTGCCCACCCACGAACCCAGGCCACTCGCCCCACTGCTTCCGGTTCCGGTCGAACACGAACGATCGCTTGGCGGTCGGGAAGTTCCAGATGAGCAAGGAGTAGCTGCCGAACTCCAACCGAAACCCGGTGCAGTCATCCACCCGCGGCAGGCCCCGCAGGTCGGATGCGATGGCGTCGGACAGCACCTCGAAGGTGCGTGCATTCGACAGCACGAGACGGCGTCGGTCGTCGAGGAAGTAGAGCACATCGTCAACCGGAATGACCGAGCCGCGCGCCGAGGTCCCAACCTGCAAGGTGGACGATGGCGTGAAGGGCAGGAGGGGGTCGCCACCGAGCGCGTAAGCCTGGATGGTCGTCGAGCCAAACACGAACAGCTCGCGGCTGTTGCTGAACACGCAGCGCACGGGATCTGCCTGGGCGTCCGCCGTGTTCGCGTCGAAGGGATCCCACACCGCGATGTCGAGCACGTCGCTCCACCGGAAGACGTTGGGATTCCGCAGGTCGTTGCCGATGACGCGGTTTCCGAGCCAAGCAAGGTGCGTGGCATAGGGTGGGTCGTTCGTGACCGGGGCCGGCACCGGAACGAGGCGCTTGGTCACGAGGTCAGCCGGCAGCCACGACTGGATGGCCCCTCCGCCCGCGATGAGCAACCGGCCGGGGTCGGCTTCGAGGAACGTCGCCCGCTCGCCACCCTCCAGCAGCGTCGTTGGGTCTGCCGAAGACAGCGGGATAACCACCGTCGGGGCGCCAGGATGGACGCGCCAGATCTTCCGGTCGGCCGTGGCATAGACGAGGTTGCGGTCGAAGATGGTGGCCCCGATGACGCCACCCGTGGCGGGGGCCTGGGCGGCGAGGAACGCCTTGCGGCCAGGGCGTCGGATGTTGGCCCCGCCACCGTCCACGAGGATGTTGAACACCTCGGGCGTGCCTCCCCCCAACTCGTCCACGGCGGACGACTGGCCGGCGTCGAAGGGTAGACGGGACGCGTTCATGGGTTGCTCGTCTTGCGTGACTTCGCTCGCCATGCCGCGCCGTCCCACGCCAGCGTCATTACGGTATGTGTTCCCGCCGCGGTGTTGATGAACGTCCCGATGGCCGTGTTGTCGATAGGCTTGCCGGCGGCCTCCGCCCCGATCTGATTGTCTGCGACGTATCCCCAGCTTCCATCTTGAGGCACCAGCAGGATGTCACCCTGCCCGACGCCGGCTACAACCCATCCTGTTGCGAGCGAGAACCCACCTCCAACCGCGGGCGCAAGCAAGCCGATCTCGCAGTCGAGCGTGAGTTCCTGGCCGGCTTTGATCCCCCAGGATGATGTCGGGAGTTCGAGACGGGCCTTTTGTACCGCGCCGAACGATGCCTTGATGTGCCAGAAATTGCCCTTGTCCAGATCGATGGGCACGGACGTCTCTCCCGCTGCCAATAACCCGAGGTCGATGACCGGCCCCCGGTTGCCGATGGGGTTGCGCGATACATCACCAAAGATGTTGTTGGTTCCGAGGGCTTCAATAGAGTGCCCATCGCTGATCCCACCGCCCGTGCTGTAGCGGTTGCCCCACGTCTTGATGTCATTTGACCCGGTGGTCAATGCGATGTCTGGACCGGCCGAACGATCGCGGAAATTGCAATCTGTGACGATCGCCCCGTGCGCGACTGACCCGAAGTTGATCCCGGTATTCGCGCCCTTGAACCGAACACCATCGAACTCGGCATGCTCGAAGAAGAGCATCTGCGCCTGGATATCTCCACTCTCCAGGCGGCCACCCAAGACGCGCAGGTCACGCAGCCCGAACTCTTCATCGTCTATGCCGCCACCAGTCGCATAGAGCGCGTTGGTCGTCGCTGCGATGTCACAGTCCTCCAACGTTACGCCATCGATGTCAGCCGTTGTGGGAGAGAGCCTTACCCCCTTGTCGAAGCCTACGCCGGCAGTGATGGAAAGCCCGACTCGCTCGAAGCGAAGACGTGCCCCATCCTGAATATCGATGCCGATGCCGGAAGAGTCACCGTCGAAGCGCACGGTCAGGTGGGCCACATCAAGCCCATCGGGGCCGTTGATGACCATGCCACTGCCATCACCAGCGAAGAACTCCAGGAAGGTGGAGGCGATGCCAGAGCCGACGATGCGGATACCGCTGTCACCGATCGGAAAGCTCGCGCCCATCCGATAGACGCCAGCCGGGAAGAAGAGGGTACCGCGCCCACCCTTGATGGTGTGCTGGGCCACCGCCGTGTAGGCGGCGACGATGGCGTTTCGGTCGTCGGTCAGCCCGTCTCCGGTGGCGCCGAAACTCTTGACCGAGACGCACACCTCGCGCATCCACTGCGATACGGCGAGGTCGATGGCGGCCGGGTCTGGCCGATGGTTGCCGTCGAGGCCACCGAGGCTGGCGTAGAGCGCGGTCAGCGCGGCGTTGACGTCGAGGGATGCGGGCCAGCCGGTGTTCTCCAGCGTGACGGCGGCGGCCACGATGGTGTCGGCCGGGTCGCCGTCGAAGACGGTGGTGCCGTTCGCGGCCTGGATGAGCAGACGAACGGGGGCGTCCACCCAGAGCGTGGCCTTGCCCGTCTCGTCGAGCAGGATGGGCTGGGCGCGGGCCTGGTCGGTCGTCGCATCGACGTAGACAACGGCGAGGCGCGTGGTGCCGGGGACGTAGGCCGTGACGAAGCCGGATGCTACCGGGGCGTCGTCGGTCGTGCGGGCGCCGATGGTGGCGAGGTCGCGTAGGAGGAAGCGAGGCATGGCTTTAGGTGTATCCTCTCTCGTCAACGGCCACACCTGGAAGGAGGACGGTCAATACCATGAGCCGCTCCCTCCTCCACCGCTGCTGGCATAAGGTAGAACCTGGAGCGACACTCTTTCGTGGTCGTTCTCCAGGCACTCTGCCTTCAGCTTCTCGAACTGGTCGATCAGCATCTTCGTGCGCTCCATTGGAACCTTGTAGGCATAGGTCAGTTCGGCCGCGAGTCCGAACCGCAGCATGCGGAGCCACTTGGCCGGGAAGCTCGGCGTGTTTGCATCCGTGGTCATGTCGCGCACCTTGAGGATGGCGGGGTACTCCACGACGGAGCCGGTCACGTCTGGGATCTGGTAGAAGGACACCTTCGCCACCTCGCCTCCGGCTGTCAGCGCCTTCTCGACGACGTACTGGGCGACGGAACCCTGCTGGTTACGGTTGGCGAGGAGCATGTAGTCAGATATCGAGAGCGGCCAGAGCGGGCGTCGCGTCTCTGCCCCCGCCGACTCGCGGTAGGTCAAGGGGTCGTTCACGTCCCACACGTCGTCTGGGAGCGTGTACTGCGCCGTGCCGGCCGTCAGGGTCAGATCCCTACGCTCATAGAGGAAGCGCATCACGCCGGCCGCCGCAAGCGACGAGGCCAGCTCGGAGAACAGCGTGGCGGCATGGACACGTTGCTCGGCGGTCGGCTTGCGGCCGGGACCGATGGCAGAGACATCGGCGAGCGCGAGCTCGATGACACGGGCGCGCGAGAGGTCGAACGTGGCGGTAGTGCCGGGGTTGCTCATGAGTTTCCACTCATGATCCACGCCAGTTCGCCGGCGGCGAACGGGTGCATCAGGTAGCGCACGTCGTAAATGTCGCCGATGAAGGGCGACGGGTATCCGAAGAACGTACCGACGGCGATGGGGTCGTCCGACGCGGTGTAGAGCGGCGACGGCTTGGAATCGGCGAGCACCCCGTCCAGGTAGATGGCCATCGTGTCGCCGGTCCAGTCGGCAGCGACGTGATGCCAGGCCGTCAGAAGGGTTGGGACCGATGGCGTGGATACGCCGATCTGGTAGTTCCCGATGGGCGCAGTGACGCCGAAGAAGAACGTGACCTGATCGGGGGCGATGATCTCAAGGTCCCAGCCGAGAATGAAGGACGTCGGCATCTTGGCGATGATTGTCCCCTCGTTGCTGGCGGGGAACGCCGACGGCTTGATCCATGCGGCGACCGCGAACCCGCCTCCGCCCGCAGGCGCCACGGGGGGCGGCGGGGGGGGCTTGGTCGGGCTGGCCCCCTCGGAATTCAGAATCTTGTAGCCTGCGGTTCCGTTGAAACGGAACGCCTTGCTACCAAGGCGCCCGTCCACCAGCGACGCGGCGAACGGCGAGGCGATACCGTCGTGGACGCCGGCCGCGTCTTGGAGACGGGAGACGGTATTCTGCATCGGCCAGCGCGCCCACGGCCCGAGGTAGTCCTTGGCCTGCGGGCGGGGGACGGTGCGGGGAGGAGCGGGGGCCTCCACCTGTTTGTGGGCCTGGGCGATGGCGGAACTTTGTTCCTTGAGCGTGCGCGATCCCTGGTACTGGCCGCAGAACTTGCGGCAGCGCACCTTGCCCTCGGCGTCTATCCATGACTCGGAGGCCCAGATGGTGAACGGGTGCCATGCACACTGGGTCAGCCAGTCGCCCGGCTTCCACTCTGGCGATCTGGTCTCGATTGACGACATGAACTATCCGAACTCCCCGGCCACCTCGAACAGGACAGAGCAATCGTCGCCGCGGTCAGAAGCAACGTCGAAGCGAATATCTGCAACCACCAGGGTTGTATCGACGTGAACGAACACATCGGAGTGACCGCGGAGTTTCGATGCGTGCATGTCAAGGAACCCAGACACGGCAGCCTCGACGGCCACCTGATGGCCACCGGCGTTGTCACGCCATCCGAACACGCCACCGTCGATTAGGCAGGTATCAATCTCCGTAATTCCGCCGGCGTGCTTGATAGCTTGCAGCGGGTGGCCGGATGTGACGCGGAAGGTGCAGCCACTCGTACGTAATGTGCTGAGGTTGTTGTAGACCGCTGCGCGCACGTCGTTAGTTCCGCACTCAACTAGGCAGTCCAGCATGCGAAGATTGCCGCCAGACTCTACGGTAATCTTGGGAGACGTGAGCGCGATCTCCGACTCGGGGAATCTGATGTTTTCCAGGGTGAGGCCGCCTCCGCTTGAGATCAGGCCGTCGGCGTCAGCGGTGCGAAGTATGGCTTGCTGGGCTCCTTCCCCTTGCCCTACGATCGAAAAGCCCACCGGAGTTCCCAGACTGATAACGGACGGGACCGCCTGGTCGAACCCAGGCAGGAGAACGATCATGGTCCCGTTCTCGGATGCACCTACGGCCGACTCGATCGTCTTCTTCGGTTCTTCCTTGTTGTGGCCAGATTTCGCGTCGTCCCCGTTCAGGGAATCGACCCACAGCACGTTGATGCCGGGGGCCGCGCGGAAATGCACGGGTGCGATGAGGGAGGCCGGCCCGGTAGAGGCCAGCCGTCCCCAAAGACGCCAAGAAGTCGCGGCCATGTTGGAGCCGCCCCTTTCCGGTTAGGTGACCGCGTTCGAGCCGTAGGCGCCGTGCGGATCGTAGCAGCCGTACATCAGGCCCATGGCTCCGATGAACTGAGCCGTGCGCTGCGCTTGCACCTGATCGCGCACGTAGTTCAGCTCCTCAAGCCACTTGAGGAACAGGCCGTCGCCACGCTTGGTGACCTCGGTGATGAGGTGCCAGTAGGTCGTGGTTTGCAGGAAGCGGTTGGGCACTCGGTCCCATCCGCCGCCCTCGTCGTGGACGAAGGAAACGTCGTTGAAGAGTCCGCCCGTGCGCTTCTCGGTCTTCATGAGCGTTTGGAGCAGCGGCCACTTGGTGGGGTGGACCACGATGCATCCGACGTCCAGGGCCTCGGGGATGCCGTCGTAGTTCTTGATCTGCGACAGGGCGACCATGGCCGACTCGATACCGGCGTGCGACAGGGCGTCGCTCGACATGTTCGAGAAGGTGCCATGCTGGCCCAGGTTGTGGTCGGTCGCGTAGAGAGACTTGCCGTCGCCGATGGTGACGTCGGTGAAGCCGCGGTCGAGGAAGAGCGCGGTCAGCCAATCCGGCGTGACCTCGCCCGCCAGGCCCATCCGCTCGGCCTTGCGCCGCAGAGCGCCGTCGGTGCGTTCACCGATGAGCGACTCCTTGGAGGCGGTCAGCATGGCGGTATAGAACACCGCCGTCTTGCGGCTCTTCCATGCGACCGTGATCTTCTTCGGCTCGATCGTCTGGTTTTCCAGATGGCGATCGAACGTGTTGGGACCGGACCAGACAGCCTGGTCTTCGATCTGGTACTTGGTCTCTCCGACCTTGAAGATCTTATCGTAGACCTTCTTGTGCTGGGTCTTGCCCAGATTGATATGCTTGTAGACGACTGGCTCGTGAGCCGCGAACCAGTCGCTGATGGTCTGTACGCCTGCGGGCATGGTGGTGTCTCCTCAGTTCCTAGGGTTACGGCGCGCCGACGGCGGTTACGGTGCCCAGGGCCTGATCGCTCTGGACCTTGTTGATGCGGACGATGAGCCGCGCGAGATCGGCGGTCACATCGTCACCGAGGGCGTTGTCGTCGCCCTGCTTCTTCAGGTAGCGCACGCCGCGCAACTGAAGCGTGGTCGTTGCGGGAGTCGTGGTCGTGCCGCCATCGATGGTCTGGAGCGACTTCGCCGCGGTGTCGGTCCCGTTGATGATGTCGAAGTTCAGCGTCGTGGCGTTCGCGATGACCGCCTTCGACAGGATGCCGATGTACTCGCAGTTCGCGGGATCGTCGATCATGGTGACGAAGCCGGCGACGTTGGCATCGATAAAGTCCGACTGGACCTCCTTGCCCGAGGCGTCGTTGAAGCGGAAGCCGACCGCGAGACTGGAGATCGAATCACCGGCGACGGCCTTGATCCAGGTGAAGGCCCCGGTGTCCTGCTTCACGAAGGATCCGGCGTGCATTGCCGCGTGGGTCGCGTTGAGCGGGCGCTCGATGGTGGTAACGGCCTTGCCGCTCCGGTGGCGGTAGACCTCGAAGCCACTGACGTTGTTCGCATTGTTTGCCATGGGTCTCTCCTCAGTCTTCGAGAACGGGGCGGCCTTCGGGACCACGCCACTTGTTGACGGTTGTTACTTGGCCTTCGTCGATCTGGTCGGTGCGGAGCAGCTTGACTCGGTTGTCGTGCTTCATGGCCTCGTTGGCCAAGAGCAGCGCGTGCTCCTCCTCGCGGCAACACCCCCACACCGTGTCAGCGTCCATCACGAATGTCTCGTCGGTGGAGTCGTCGGCGCGGCGGTACAGGAAGGCGTTTTTGTCGCCGCGCACCGGCGTCCAGCCTCCGAACATCTTTCCCAGCGGCTCCAGCATGCGCGGGTAGGTCTGGGCCATCATGTCGTCCCGATGGATGCGCTGGTAGACCCAGCCGGCTTCCTTCAGGAACCGGCCCGACACGAGTCCCGCCCTCACAACCTCCGGCTGCGTCGGACGACTCGGCGGATCCTTGCGTCTCTGCGGGGTCTGCGGTTCGGTCGTGGGCTCGGGCATGGGACTCTCCCTGCCGCCTCCTCGTTCGGTGGACTCACGAACCCGAGTAGCTGGCTGATGTGGGAGCGTCCCGGCGAACTCACGGACAACGCTACGAATACAAACGCTGTGCTATAGCGTGGCGCTTGTCAAGCTAATCTTGGATCATCTCCGGGTGATGTTTGATCCAAATCCGGGTGTATTCGTCCTCGGACATATTCTCGCGCTTGGCGACGTCGCGCCATCCCGGCGGCATCATTGCCTGCGGCTTCCCGCCGCCACCGTTCGTCCCACCAGCTCCTCCGCCACCAGGGAGTGACCGGGCGCGCTGGGCGGATGTCTGTCTCTCGGCAGCCGGCGGATCCTTGACGCCGTATGCGATGGCGGCCTGCTCGAACGCCTTGCGGTAGCGCGCGGCGCCGTTGGGTTCCCCGCGAGCGGCTAGAGCGGAGTCGAAGGCGCCGATGGTCTGGCGGGCGCCTGGCTTGACCACGAGGTTCCGATACTCGTGCTCGAGCTCTTCGATCTCAGGCGGCAACTCGGGAGGCCGAGAGTCGGCTATGCGCTTCTCGATGTCGGCCGTCACGTCGCGCCTTATGCGCTCGCGTTCAAGCTCGCGTATTGCGCTATCCACTTCGTCCCACGCGGCTGAGTCGTTATTCTGGGCTGCGCGCCATCGCTTCCCGGTGAGATCCTTGATGGCATCTGCGTAGTCGCGGTCGGCGTTCGCGCCGTCGTCGCGTGGTCTGACCTGCGCGGCGCGGTCGGCCGCCTCGCGGGCGGCGCGGGTGTCCTCGGCGAGGCGCTGGCGCTCGGACTGCCACGTCTCCCGCTCGGAGTTCCACTTCTTCTCTGACTCGCTGCGGTAGTTGGAGAACTCGTCGCGGAGCTTCGCCACCTCGTCGAACGCCTGCTTTGCGCCGCGTCGGATGGGCGCCAGCGGGGCGGGAACCGGCGCCATCTCTGGCTCTGGACGCGCCCTTACTTCAGGCTCAGACGCCGCAGATTCGTCGTGCTCGGGGGCGTCGTCGGTCAGTTCCTCAGACGGCGATGGCATGCGTCGCTCCGTTCTTGGTTGCAGCAACGGCGACGTGCTGCGCGATCTCGTGGTTGAACTCGATCTTCACGGTCCCGGCGTTGAGCCGGGCGGCCATCGATACATTGGTGAACACGTCGCCGATAACAAGGATGATCCCGCGATGGTTGCGCCCCTCGGCGTCGTCCCATTCGGTTCCCGCCATGTACACGGGGGCGAACTTACCGAATGTGACCTGATCGCCGATCTCCCACTTGTAGGATCGCATCGTGTCCCGCGCGGATAGTCCGGCGTCTACGATGATGCCGCGTCCCGATGTGCGCTCAAGGTTTTGTCGGGTCGAGAGGGCGATGTGGATACCGCCGGCCGTTTTCTCGGGGATATCGATGAGTTCGACGAGTAGGCGGTCGTTCGCTGGATGGCCGAGGATCTCGTTGTATTTCACTGCATCTCCTTAAAGACGTCGGCCGGGTCGATGAAGGGCTCCTCAACCGGCGCGGCCGTGGCGTCGGGCGGATCTGAAAGCACTTCCGACATGATCGCCTCGTAGGCGCGAGCTTTGCCGACTAGAACGCGCACGTCCTCGCCCTTTTCTGCACAAGCCATCATGGCGTCCCTGGTCTGGTACGTGAGCTTGCCGAGGAGGGACCGAAAGGCGCGCGTTGTCGGCAGCCCGCGCCACGCTTCGCGGTCTTCCTTGGATAGATCGTCAAACGGCTTGAAGTTGCTGGGGGGCATGGTCTGCCGTCCTCTCCTTTATAAGCTTGCTGGCCATGTGGGCGCGCGCGTGGGCGTCGTACATCTTCTGGCCGGTCGGCGTGAGGTGGTCGTAGCCGTACGGGTCGCCACGGAAGAGGCCCATCTCGTGAAGGTGCTCGTCGTCGTCGTCCTGCGGGTTGACCTGGGAGTCCTGCTCCATCAGGAAGCCGGCGTTTTCCTTCCACTGAGGGACCGGAGGGGGTGGACCGGGTGGCGGCGCTGGTGGGATCAGTTTGACGTATGCACGCTTACCGATGGCGGAGAGGTAATCGACAGTAGCGGCGCGAACCATCTCGGGACTCTGGGCGGTGAGCGGGTTCTGCATGACTGCGCCGAGGAAACCTTGCGCCTTGGCGACGAGTTCGCTCTGCGAGGTGACGCCAGGGTCGGCCGATGGCATCACGTCGGCGTCTGCCACGAAGTCGCTGCGCTTGAGGCGGTACTCCTGGACGGTGCCGTCGTCGTCCACGACGCGCTGGGCCTCGTTCTCGTCGAGGAAGAGGGAGAGGTCGCGCCACAGGCCGACAAACTCGGCCGACATGGCGATGGCGATGAGGCGGGCGAGCACGAGGATCTGCGAGCGGGCCTCTTCGACACGGATCTGTGTGGTGGTGGCGGCCTCGTGGGAGGCAGGCTTCTCGCCGGACATGACGCCACCCGATGATGTGGCCTGCTCGGCAGAGCCCTGGAGGAACTGCACCATCGGCATCGAGACGACGGAAGGCTCCGGAGAGATCCGCTCGCGGATGCCGTCCTTGAGGAGGGCGGCCGGGCCTTCGATGCGGTGATACTCGCCGGGCGAGAACGAGAGTCCACCCGTTGGCATCCTGATCTGGGAGGAGTACCAACCACCTCCCGCATTCTTCATGGTGCCGGTGTCGATGACCTGATTGGCGATGACGTTGATGGCTGCGTTCAGGGCGCCGAGGGTGTCGTAGAACCCTGAGCCGTAGAAGCCATCGCTGGCAAAGCCGCGGACGTGAAGTAGAAAGCACGTCTCGCGCTGGCGGACGGGCTCGGGCTCGGGGGGCTCGGGCTGCATCTCCATGCTGCCGGGGACGGCGTTCCCCATCTCGTCCATCTCGGGCTGGCGCATCATGAGCGCCGCCATCCAGTCTTTCTTGTCCTGTACCTGACGGTCGAAGCGCCGCTTGTCGGTCGGATCGTCCTCCTCGCGGAGCACGACGCGCATCACCTTGCGCGAGCGGACGTCGAGCCAGGCGATGATGGGGTGCCATTCGCCGTCAAAGCCTGGGACTTTCTTCTTCGACGGCAGCTTCCACCAGAGATACTGCTCGATGATGGAGTGCGGCTGTCGGGTGGTCTTGCTGTCGGCGGGCGGGTTCACGCCGTCGATCTTGTCGATGCCCTTCGCGAACTCGCTCTTGGGGATCTCGTCGTCGCCCGTGTTCAGGCCCTTCGTTCCCTCGTCCTTCGGGAGCACAAACGTCTTGTCGGCGAGGAGTGGGGCCATCTCGCGCTCGTCCATGCGGAGCACGACGGAGTACCGTCGAACGCCGCGCATGGTGGGGTCGAGGTTCTGCTCGTTGTAGGAGACGACAACGTTCTCCATCGAGAGGGAATCCACGCGGATGCGCTTCTCGCGGAGGTCGTAGCAGCGGCGCCGGAAGCCCGAGCCGGGGCCACAAACCTGGTAGATCGTCTGGTACCAGGAGAGGGCATAGACGGGCAGCTCGTACTTGATGAAGCTGTTGAAGTACCGCTCTGCCGCCTGCGCCCGCTCGACGTTCTTGACCGAGGTCGCGTTGACGTGGCTGATATTCCCAGAGCCTGGGACCAGCATGTCCCAAAGCCTGGAACTGTACTGCCGCAGCGCGTTCAGCAGGACAGGGACGTTGACGTTCGCGGCGTTCTGGAAGGGAACCGTCTTCGGGTCGAGGTCGGAGGCGACCAACTTCTGCGCCTTGCGCATGCGGCGCATGCGGGGCTCGCGTGAGGTGCGGTCGTCCTCGAAACCCTGTTCTACGGCCTTCGCCAGATCCTTTAGTTCGTCCTCGGACAACTCGGTGACGAGATTGACGATCTCGGGCGGATCGCCTTGCGCTTCTACTGGGATGCCGGTGTTCGGACCAAGCATCTCGGCCGGCGCATCAAGGAGCGGCACGGCAGAACCCTAGCGCAAGGTGATGAATCACGCAAGATTGGCGTATTTATTCCCCAGGGCGGCGAGTCACATCGGGTACCAGGAGTTCTTGCCGGTCTGCCGCTCCTGTCCGGCGACGATGCGACGCCAGACTCCGAGTTCACGCTCGAGCGACGGCTGTTCGGACGGCATGGGGTTGGCGAGGAGTCCGGCCCTCGCCGACTCGAAAGCGTGGTTTTCGCGCCCCTCGACGATCTTGTCGCGGTTGTCTTGATCTGCCTGCACCTTTTTGATCTGCTCGATGAGGTGCTTACACCGCGCGTCGATGGTGACGCCAGGCATCCCGGCCGGCGTCCTGGCGGCGAGGCGGCGGGTGAGTTCCACGCAGGCGAGGACGATAGAGCCCGGGGACTTGTCGGACTCGTACCAGACGACGCCCATCGCGAGCATCTGCTCGGCGGGCGATGGGTAGGAGTTTCCGGGGTCGTTGAATGCGCCAGGGTCGAGGTGTCCGTCGATCTCCGACGAGCGCCAGCCGCGTGCGATCTCGCGGTTCAGGATCTCCTGGCCCCAGTGGGGTCCGTCCTGTCCTGGACCATAGAGTTCGTCGAGGAAGATCATGTTGCCGTCGCCGTCCGTGGTGTACCAGTGGCAGCAAGCCGGCTCACGGGAGCCCCAGTCACCGCAGCGCTGGATGCGGGAGCCAGGGGGCGGCTCGATGTTCTTGCGGACGTGGATGCGGTCGTCGAAGCCGTCGAAGTAGGCGCCGGGGACGTAATCCCAGTCACCATAAAGGAAGGCGCGCTTCATGACCTCGGGGAGTCCGGCGAGGGATGCGGCATACGAGTCGTAGTCGATGTGGGGGTTGTCCTTGAGGCGGGCCGGGATGAACACGCGCTCGCGCATGACCTTGCGGTGGTCAGGCAGCTCCACCTCTTCGCGGACGACGGTGTTGGGGGGGCCGGCGTCGACGAAGCGTTTCTTGATGGCTGCGACGAAGGGACCGTATGGGTTGCCAGATAGGCGGATGCCCAGGTTGTCCTGTAGGTAGGGCTCGTCGCTCTTCTTCACGCGGATGCACGAGTGCATGTAGGCGATCTGGTGCGGCGGTATCTCGGGGGCCTCATCTATGATGACGCGGAAGAACTGGCGACCGTGATAGACGAGGTGGGAGCCCGGTTCTTCGAGGTGACCGAACTCGAACTTGAAGCCGTTCATGAAGCGGTAGATTTTCTCCTGCTGCGACCAGCCGTAGCCTGGCCTGGTGGCTGATTCGCGGTCGATGCCGGGGAACAGCTCCTTCGCGCGGTCGATGACTTCCTTCAGGCGCCCGAGTTCCTTGCGGAGGAAGAGGACCCAAGCGTGCGTACGCTTTCCCGTCTCGGCATAGCGTTTCTGGGCCTGGGCGAAGACCTTGTAGAACGGCTCCATCACCAGTCCTTCGGTCTTGCCCGAGCCCTTCTCGCCGGCGTACAGGACTTCGTACACGGGGCACTGCATGTAATGGGACTGGGCCGGGGAGGCTTCCCAGACGGCGGCGGTCTTCTCGTCCTCGTCGCTCATTCCTCGTCCTTGGTCCAGGCGAAGCGTGGTGGCGGGACGACGGGTGTTGATTCGACGTCGACGGCGACGCCCACCAGCTCGTGGAGGCGTTCGTTCTCGTGCTGGGCCTGGAGCGCGTGGGCTTGCCGCTCCCAGGCTTCGATGGAGAGGGGGTCAGCGACGACGATGAAGACGGGGGGCTTCTCGGCGTGGGACTCCTCGCGCTTCATGGTGATGGTGCGCATCTCGGCGGCGTCGTGGAGGAAGAAGGGGACGCGGTTGTGCGCGGTACGCGCGGCCTCGGCGAGGTGGAGGTCGCCGGCGGTCAGGTCGGCATCCTCGCTGGGTGGTTTTGCGGCAAGGACCTTGGCGCGTTCGAGCATCTTCATGTCGCGAACGAGCATCTGTTGGAGGATGTCCTCGGCGGGGTTCTTGCGGCGCGGGGCGCGAGGCATGGGGTAGATTCTACATCAGTCGTCGCCGGGAAGTTCCCCGTGGTAGAAGAACGACTTGTCTAACGGGCTTTTGGGGCCGGAGTTCGATCAACTGGCGCAGGTCCGACCTTTTGCGCAGTTTTCTTAGAGCAACCAGTTCGATCTGACGTTGCCATTCAACCGACGTCTCCATGTCGCCACCGATCTGACGAAGCGTTTGCTCGTCGCAAGAGATGCCAAAGTGTTTGCGCACGACGACTTCCTGTCTAGGCGACAGGGTTGCCAGTGCCTTACGTATGACCAACGATCGCTCCATCTCATCAAAGGCATCAGATGGTGGCAGCGCCATCTGGCGGGCAGATTCTGGAAGCAGCATCCCAATATCGGCGGCATCCATGATGACGACGGCCGTAGATTTCTCGATGGCGAGCACAGCCGACGGAAACAGTTCCTCAGGTGTGCAGTGATGGAAGTCGGCCAATTTCATGACTGAAGGTCTCCACTCTGGGATGGTGCGTTTAGGATGGTCTTCCAGGGCTGATTCAATCCCCTTGTGTTCGCTGCATCGCCACTGCGTAAGCCCATTAGCCTTGCCCTTGCAGAATGAAACGCGACACTCGTGCATAAACCATGACATTAACGGACTGCTCTTCATGTTCTCCATGTCGATATACGCCGAGTAGCTCACTCCGGCAGCCTCTGCGATTGCGTGGGTAGTCAAACCGAGGGACAGGCGTCTCTGTTTAAGGCGGTTGTTGCGGACACGCAGAGTGAGTTCGAGTTCTTTCATGGCGTGGTATCCTGTATTGCGGGGTTCACTGCGTTGCCTGCTTCCACCATCCGTGGGCGTACATGCACGAGTCGAAGAAGTCGCGGGCGTTGGCCATCCCGATGAGCCCGTTGCCGTAGTACCCGGACTGGCGCATGTCGCGCTCGCAGTCGTAGGAGTCGCGGCGGAAGTCCTGCTGGGTGGCGTCCTCCCGTTGCCAGGCCCAGTGGGAGGCGCAGGACGAGGCAAGGACCAAGATGAGCAGGAGCCTCATGACGCGCACCACTTGAGGGAGAGGTAGAAGAAGCGGTAGGCGAGCCAGTCATCTATGGTGTGGGCGGCGACGAGGGACTGTCTTGCGCTCGGGTCCATGTCTCCGGTGTGGAGGGTAGTGAGGGGGGTACCGACCTTGGTGGACCAGTCGTTAAGGAAGATGGCGCGCTGGGCGATGGCGACGCAGAGGGAGTCAGGGATATCGCATGGTGGCTTCATGGGCGTTTCCTTTTAGGCTTGGGCCAGTGGCGGCCGCATCTGAGAGTGAGTCCTCGTTCCACCTTGGCGGCGTACAAGCACAAACCATCCCGCGTGCTCTCGTTGCACAACGTGTAGTATTGGGTCTTGCGCCAGCCGCGAGGGATGCATTTCGGCGTGGGTTTCATCACGGTCCTCTCTTCACATGTCTGATGATGGTCTCGCGGATCTCTTTGATGGCGGCGTCCCAGCCCCGCTTGATCCACTCCATGGCCTGGGCTTCGTTCTCGACAGCGAGCTGGGCGAAGGTCCGCTCCCTGGTGGCCACTTCATCTATAAGGGCCACGATGCGGGCCATCTTCACGGCCTCCGCCTCCCTGTCTCGCAGAGCGACCCGACGAAGGAGCCCACCACGCAACCCCACGCCCACATCATCATGGGCTGCCGCACCGTCACGGCTCACCGACTCCACGTGGAACACCCCACCGGGCCAGGGCGGCCTTCTTTCCCGAGGCGCTCAAGGCTTCCGCAGTCATCTTCTTGACGCGGGCGGCGCCCCCGGCCCGGCCCCGGTGGGCAGATACGGTCTGGTAGGCGAGCTCCAGGGGAACGACGAGAGGGGCCTTACAGGACGGACATTCCCAGACTTGATGGTCTTTCATACCCACCATGCCTAGCACGCCTCGTGCCACCGCCAGCCTACCCTGGTTTCTGTGACCGTCCGTTCACAGTCTGCTTCCTTGTATAGTCAGGCCGCTTGTCGCCAGCGAGGGCGATAGCCTTCCTCAAGGCCTCCTCTGCCTTCCGTGTCCACACCTCCATGGGAGTCCTCCCAATCCTCTCCCACCTCCTCCTCCTCCCCGCAATCTGAGCCGGAGTCATCACCAGGCACACCAGGGGCCTTTCCGAATAGCTCGGAACCGACTAACCACAAGCCTGAGACAGCCACGCATAGCGCGCCGGTGACGTCCTCAGTATACGATGTCCCCCCGCGACGTCAGCATGTCCCCCGGCCCCCTGGGTGAACCCGGGATTCCGTGGGGTCCTGATTCCCCTACGTATCCCTTGCTGTCAGCGGTATTCATTGGGTCTGCGTCGGCAGAACGTGCCGCACCTCGTTTGTACAGCGGGCAGGCGATTGGCGCAACCCAAAACCTGGGCGGGGGAATTTGCTCACGGAGACCTGGGCGGGAGAATTTGCTCACGGAGACCTGGGCGGGCGCGCGACCCCACCCCCATGGGGGGTCTACCCACCACCCACCACCACGTACCACCTACCACGCACCGCCCACCGTGCTACGTACTACGTGCTAGGCGCTAGGCGCTACGTGCGAATGCTACGTACTACGTACTACGGGCCCGGCGCTTGGCCCTACGTGCGCGGGCCCGTAGTACCACCGCGAGCCCGCCAGCACGTAGCCACGCACGCCACGCCGCGCGTGTCACCGGCTCCCCGCCGCACGCGCGTACAACGGAACTGAGCATGGTAGAGCGCCGTGCCCCCTCACACCCCAACACGCGAGAGAGCGCGCGGAGCGAAAGGGCGCGCTGTGACCGGCGGCGCTGTGACCGGCGAGGAAACACCCATCGCCCAGCCGAGGTCACCTCCCGCACCTGCCCCCATCGCTTTTGCACGCGCGTTCCTTCCTGTGGCCGTGACCGTTTGTTCACACCTCGTATTTACGCCAACTCGGCGCAATTCGCAAGGTGTGCGTAACGCGGTTCGCAGTGTGTAGCTCTGTGCGCACGTGAATGATTACGCTGGCTTGCGAGGCTAGGCTATTGGGATATCGCGTACTTGGCTTGTGCGAAGAGTGTTTCGCAGTGCGAAGTGTGTTTCGCACCGCCGGCTCGGAGAATTGGGGGATATCGCGGGTGCGAAGCGTGGCCCGTTAGCTGCAATACCCTGGAATCGTCCGGCAAGGTCGCCGGCAGAAGGAGACTCAAATGAAGTCACAATACGAAGCGGTAGAACGGGCAGAGCGCGACGAAGAGCGGGGCGAGGTGCTGACCGAGATCGCCGAGTCGGCAAGCGAGGTGGCGTATCGCCTGCAGCACCAGGAAGAGTACTCGGTCGCTCAAGTACATGCATGCAAGGCAGAGCTGGCTACCAGCATCAAGTGGGCGCGCGCCATGGGCATCAGCCAGGTAGAGATCGCCAAGGCCGTGCGGTCATGAGGACCTTGCAGGATCTACAGGCAGAGCTCGATAGCGCAGCGTGGGAGTCAGCGGCGGCCGAGTGGTCGTACGAGGTACCGACGGTACCCGAGGCGCGTGTCGCCATGTCTGATCTCGTTTGGGGGCCGGGGGCCTGCGCGGCGGTTGACGCGGTTGATCTGGCTGACAGCGCGTGGGCGGTGCAGTCATGACCTACGAAACGATGGTGGAGCGCCTGGAGCACCCGGAGCTGTACTCGGGCGACCAAGTAAATGCCGCCAGGCATGCGCGCGCTACCAGCACAAAGTGGCAGCGCCGCATGGAGGGCGATGAGGCCGAGCTGGTGCGGCGCCGCGCCTACCTCGCGTATGTCCGCGAGCGGGACGAAAAACTCGATTAACGCAATGAAACCATCCGATACATCATTCGTCTGCGAGCTTACGCGGGAAGGTTGGCGCGACCCCGAGTCCCTGCCGCTAGTGGCCGAGACTCCCGCGCCAGCGTCCGCCGTCGCTCCCTTCACCCTACAAGCGCAAGCGCCGGCCGGGCGCCCGACGGCGCGCAAGGTTCGGGCGCCACGGCAGGCGAGCATGTTTCATGAGGACCCGCTTTTCGCGGCATTCGCTGGCGCTGTCCTTGGAGGGCTCAAATGAAAGCGCAACTCAAATACAAGAGTAAGCACGCGGTAATCAACGCATTGATCGAATCATCGCCTAGCTTGTACGATTTTCTGGAATCCGCGGACTCCGCGCCCGGCTCCCACCTGGCAGACTTCGCCGACTGGGTTGGCAAGCCATGTGCGGACTGGATTGTGGCCTTGAACGTGTCGCTTGCCGCGCTCCCGTGCCGCGGACCGTGGGTAGACCTTTGGCGCGACCCTACGTTTGCGGCATGGCGCGCCGCGGTAGAGGATGCGCCCGGCTTTGTGGGCGAAGTACAGCCCCCGGCTGAAGTCTGCGCCGCACTGGCCGACGAGGAAGAAGCGGCCTTCTTCTCGTTTCCGCCTGCCCCTGCCCCCGCCGTGTTCGGGGCCGTGTTCGACGCCCCCCGCCCGGCCCCGGCCGGCCGGCCATGCCGCGCCGGTGGCGCGCATACCGGATGCGCATGCATGCCCCGCCGCGAGTCAATCGCCCCCTACCCCTACCCCTACATCAGCTAACCCCAGAAGGAGAAACCCAGATGACCATATACGAGATCCGAACCGACGATACCCCCTGGCAGCCGATAGATTGCGCGACCCTCGACGCAGCCTGCATCTGCGCCGCGGACGCGGCCGCAGAGGGATGGCCCGAGGAACGCGCCTCGACCATCTGGATCGGCTGGCGCGCCCGCCCGGCCGACGACCCAGCTGAGGAACGCAACGGGACCGTGGCTGTCGATCCGCCCGAGCCGCCCTGTCGCGACGACGACAACCATGACTGGCAAGCCCCACACGAGCTCGTGGGCGGCCTCGCCGACAATCCGGGAGTCCACGGCCACGGTGGCGGACTCATTTTTAGCTACGCCTGCGTTCGCTGCGGCTGCGGCCTCACGCGCGATACCTGGGCCGCGAACCCGAACACCGGCGAACAAGGCCTGGACTCAGTGTCATACGAGCCCTGCCGGTACGATGTCGAGGAGGTCGACGACGAGTAGCGAGTGCGAGCGCCTAACAGTTTTCTGCCGCGCCGGGACGGTTTCCCGGCTTCAGTCTCTTGTGACGGAGATCCCAATGACGACGACGACCGAAACGCCCGAAGTCAATCCCTACATCGAGACCCGCAACGCCGAATCCCGCGAGCTGCACGCGCTCGCCATGCAGATCGCTCGCCACCTGGAGGGCTACACCTTCGACCGCAAGTCGAGCCACGACTGCGACGGCATGCCCTACCCGTCCGCCACGCTCGCCGGTCCCGAAGGCCGCAAGCTGCACGTCCACCGCATCAGCTACGGCGCGAGCAAGGGCCGCATCGAGATCGGCGCCGTCCTGCCGATGCGCGCCAAGCGCGAGACCGTGTCGGTGGGCTCCGTCCAGGACATCACCGTGGCCGGCGACCGCTCCCCCGAGGCCATCGCAAAAGAGATCACGCGCCGGATCATGCCGGCCTACGCGATCGAGTTCCCCGCCGCGCTCGCCAAGGTGCAAGCGAACGACGCTTACCACCAGGCCGGCGAGGACGCCGCAAAAGAACTGGCCCAACTCGTTGACGCCGCCAAACCGCGCGAGAACAGCCCGCGTGAGTTCAGCATCTACCGGGGCGATTTCTTCGGCTCGGTCAAGTGCAGCGGCGGCAGCGTCAACATCGAGTTGAACAGCCTCACCGTCGAGCAGGCCCGCAAGGTGTGCTCGGTCCTGGTGAGCTTCGCCCTCAAGGTTGCACCATAAGCAAACCCTTTTGCGCGGAGCCCTACCGCGCACTCCGTCACCGTGATCGCCGGGCCACGGCTAGGGCAAGCCCGGCACCTAACCCCCCCACACGAAAGGAACCCACGCCCCGTGAGCTACCCCGCCCGCTTCGCCTCCGCTGCCTTCGCGTCGCGCAGCGCCCATCGAGCCTTGGCTGCGTGGGCCGCCGCTTCGCTTCGCTCCTTCGCGGTCATGCGCCACCTGCTAGTCTTGCCGCCCTTGCGGCCCATCTTCGCCGCCGCGCGCTGGATCGCCGTAAGAAGAGCCATGCGATACGCTTACCACGTTTGCCCGTCGCTGTCTACGAATTCTCTTGCTAACCGTTTCGCTTCGATGTACAAAACCCTTGAACGGAGGTCGATCCCATGACGAACGAGATCGCGTGTACCCACGCTCCCGACGAGTGCCGCTGCGTTTACGGCCACCAGGGGGGCTTGGTGGCGCCGTGCGAGTTTCATCCGCTTCGGCCTGCCGCTGTGATCGAAGCCAACCTGCCCATGTGCCCATCGTGCGTCGCCGACGGCGAGGCGGCCGTATCGGCCGGGTGGGCGCGATGACCGCCGCCGACGCACGATGGCAGGCCGCCAGGGCGGCAGCGCGCGAGGCCCGGGCGGCAGCGGACGCCGCAGACGTGGCCGAGCAGCAGGCCTGGGAGGCCGCGTGTGCGGCCCCCGACCGGAGCATGATGCAGGCAACGTGCTCGCACCTGGCCTGGGTTCTGGCCGGCTGGGAACAGCGGACGTGCCCGAGGTGCAAGCTCCAGCTCTGCGCCTCGGGCGAGGCGGGGTCACCATGAGGCGCGCGAACGTGCATCAGGGAGATTTCAAGGTCACTGCGGACGAAGGGAATCAGTTGCCGTTTTCGATCGTGTACGGAAACGACGACCTATCACTCTCGGAGCAAGATGCGCGCGACCTTTTCGCGTGCCTCGATGCCGCACTGATTCAATGGGAAGGCCGGGACGAGCCACTAGGAAGCGAACCAACGGCCGCAGAGGCGGAGGCATTCGTTAACAGGGCAAAGCCATGAGCATCGGTATCTATCTGCGATGCGACTGCTGCGGCAAGCTCGCGCTCGAGGTGGCGTCCACGAGGTCGCCTGGCGGCGGCTGGCGCGACTTCTGCGAAGCGTGCTGGCTCGAAGCACGCACGTCTCGCATCCTGCGGGCATGCGTCGCCCAGCGAGAGAGCGAGGGGCTCGATCGAGTGCCCGGACAGACGGAGCTTTTGTGCCTGGAACTCAAGGCGATGCGAGCTGCCATGTACGAGGCCCGCAGCCACCTCGGCGCGATCATGATCCAGACGCAACCACAGGACGACGCGATCATCATCGGACATGTAGCGGACGCGCTGCGCATTCTCGGAGGGATCGCACCATGACCGACGAGCGGGCCGAGCAGTCCGCCTACCACCACGAGGCGGAGCGCCAGCGCATCGACGAGCAGTTCGTGGATCGGGCGCACCACGCACCCGAGACGGGCGAACAGCGAGACGAGCAACCGATGCGAGACAACTACGAAAGGTACACCAAATGAGCAAGCTCCTGTTCGAGGCCCTGTCCGCGGCGCGGCGCGACATGCCGACCCCGAAGAAGACCGCCGTCAACCCGCATTTTCACGCACGTTTCGCGCCGCTCGACGAGATTCTTGCGTGCGCGGCTGGCCCCCTCGCCGCGAACGGCCTGGTCGTGGTCCAGGCCCCGCGCACGAACCCTGCCGGCGCCCTGGTACTATCGACGACGGTGTTACACGCGTCGGGCGAGTCCCTCGACTGCGGAGAGTACCCGCTGAGTGGCGCCACGCCGCAGGAGCGCGGCAGCGCGATCACATACGCGCGCCGCTATGTGTTGCAATCCGTGCTGTCGCTCGCGGGGGAGGATGACGATGACGCAGAGCGGGCGCAGCCGCAACGGCAGGCCACACCCCAGCCGCCGAAGGTGGCGAAGGCGCCGGCCCCCCCCGCACCGAAGAAGCTCACGACGGAGATCGTGCCGCCCCCAAAAGCCCCTGCAACGCAGCCCAATGACCTCAAGACCCTCATGGCGCTGATGAACGAGGCTGGAGTTAGCTACGGCATCGACGCCAAGGGCAAGGAGCGCGAGGAGGCCGAGCGGGTGCGCCGCCTCGCCTACCTCACGCAAGTGTGCGAGCGAGATATCGCCTCGTCCAAAGATCTGACGCCGGCCGAGATGACCCGCGCGCAGGCCGAGCTGCGCTCGTGGGTCAAGTTCGTGGACATCGGCCGTGCCGCCGGCCTGACCTCGATAGAAGCGTTGATGGAGGTGGTGCAGGACCGCGCGGGCCATCCGATCGCGAACTTGATGAGCCAGACCGACGACGAGGCGAACAACGCCGTCCTGTTTTTGCGCTCTATCACGGTGAAACAGTGAGTGTCCTGGCGGTGGGCCAGCGGTTTGGCCGACTCGTAGTTGTCGGAGTAGACGAGTCATGGGGTGCAAGGCAGCGCGTCAGTGAGGCCATGTCGCGGCCGCGCCGAACCGGCAAGGTGGCGCCGTGAGCGACAAGCCGCATCTATCGTTCTCGCAGGCGAACACGTACCTGCGTTGTGGCCTGCAATGGTACTATCGCTATGCGCGTGGCGAGCGCCGGCCCCCGGGGGTCGCGCTGCTAGTGGGCTCCGGGACGCACGAGGCAGTGGAACGCGACATGCGCTCGAAGCTCGACACGGGCGAGCTGCTGGAGGATGGCGCCCCGCAAGCCATCGCCAGCGAGTCGGTCACCCGGCGCTGGTCTGAGGAGGCGCCGGTCCTGGACGGCCAGAACGAGGCGGCGGCGCTCGGCGCTGCGATCGACTTGGCGGCCTCCCTCGCAGCCTGCCACCACAAGCACATCGCGCCGCACATCGAACCCACGCACGTCGAGCGCGAGTTGGTGGTGGACTCGCCTGATCTCGGCTTGGAGATCGTCTGCCGCGTGGACATCCAGACCGCTACCACGATCCACGACACGAAGACCGCGGCAAAGGCACCGTCGCTGGGTGACCTGCGGTCTGCACAGTTCGGTCTCTACCGAGCCGCCATCATGGCGACGGACGGCCATGCCCCCGACCGCATCCAGCTCGATGGGCTGGTCAAGACCAAGGTCCCGAAGGCCGTAAGCATCGTGGCGGAAGTGACCGACGCCGACGCCTCGGCCGCTCTCGAACGCCTCGGGGCCGTGGCGGCCGGCATCGCGGCCGGCGTGTTCCTGCCGGCCGACCCCACGAGCCGGGTGTGTTCCCCGAAGTTCTGCGGCTGGTACGACACCTGCCCGCAAGGCTCCCGCAGTGCTGTAGCCGTGGCCCTCGTGGATCCGGCGAAGCTGTCGCGCGTCGTAAAACCCCGTAATTTATCCTGGGAGGATTGAACCATGAGCCGCAAAAACAAAAAGTACTCGTTCGACGACCACCCAGAGCACAAGGCGCAGTTGCCGGCCTGGCGGGATAAATGGATCGCGCACGTTCTACGCACCGAGCCGCAGACCGACGCCGACCGCGATGCGTGCCGCGTTGCCATGCGGGGCATGTACGATGCCGCAAAGCTGCCCGTGCCCGAGCGCGGGGTGTTCTGCGCCTCGCCCATCGGAGGTGCAATCGCTGCCGTCGCGGCGTCGTGCGTCTGGTGGCTTCGCGATCACCCTGAGCAGCACGCAGCGCTGTTTGGAAGCAGCGTGAGCGAGGCCGAGCTGATGGCCGGGACGCGCTCTGCTGTCGCGGCTGCGTGCGCGCGCGGGATTGCTGTTCTGCGTGGGGAGCCGGCGCAGAATCACCCCCGCGCCGCGACCTACGCCGCGACCGACGCCGCGACCCACGCCGCGACCGTCGCCGCGACCGACGCCGCGACCTACGCCGCGACCCACGCCGCGACCGCCGCCGCGACCTACGCCGCGACCCACGCCGCGACCGGCGACGCGACCCACGCCGCGACCGACGCCGCGACAGACGCCGCGACCGCCGCCGCGACCCTCGCCGCGACTCGCGACGCGACCCTCGCCGCGACTCGCGACGCGACCCTCGCCGCGACCATCGCCGCGACCTCCGCCGCGACAGACGCCGCGACCGCCGCCGCGACAGACGCCGCGACCTACGCCGCGACTCGCGCCGCGACCTTCGCCGCGACCGCCGACGCGACCTACGACGCGACCGACGCCGTGACCGCCGCCGCGACCTACGCCGCGACCGCCGACGCGACCTACGACGCGACCCGCGCCGTGACCGCCGCCGCGACCGACGCCGCGACCCTCGCCGCGACCGCCGACGCGACCATCGCCGCAACCTACGACGCGACCGCCGCCGCGACCGACGCCGCGACCCTCGCCGCGACTCGCGCCGCGACCGACGCCGCGACCTACGCCGCGACCGCCGACGCGACCCACGCCGCGACCCTCGCCGCGACCTACGACGCGACCCTCGCCGCGACCTACGCCGCGACAGACGACGCGACCTACGACGCGACCCTCGCCGCGACTCGCGACGCGACCTTCGCCGCGACCGCCGACGCGACCGCCGACGCGACCTTCGCCGCGACCGCCGCCGCGACCGCCGCCGCGACCGCCGCCGCGACCGCCGACGCGACCGCCGACGCGACCGACGCCGCGACCGACGCCGCGACCCACGCCGCGACTCGCGCCGCGACCGACGCCGCGACCCTCGCCGCGACCTACGCCGCGACCGCC